CCGCCACGCCGGTGCGCGCCGTGGCCACGGCACGCGCCAGCGCCGCCGCGGGCGACTCGCGCGTGGAAGGCGTCCTGGGCGTGTTCCGCTTCGACAACGGCAGCGGCGCTGCCGAGCTGACGCGCGCCGACATCGGCGCCGCCGCCTACGTGGTGGACGACCAGACCGTGGGTGCCACCGGTACCTGCGTGGCCGGCCCGGTGTTCGACGTCGATGACGCCGGCGTGTGGGTGCATGTCGGCGCCGCCGTGGCGCCTGCCGCGGCCCCGCCGGCGGGCTGACGCGCGCCCCCCCGACATCGATCACCTCTTCAAGCCGACGCCCCCTCATTTCAGGAGCCCCTTCATGCTCATCAACAACGCCAACCTCAAGACGCTGTTCGTCGCGTTCAACGCCGCCTTCAAGGCCGGGCTCGGCCAGGCCGCCAGCCAGTACGGCCAGATCGCCACCACCGTGCCCAGCACCACCGGCGCCGAGGAATACGGCTGGCTCGGCCAGCTGCCCGGCCTGCGCGAATGGCTGGGCGACCGCGTGGTGCACGCCATCGGCAACCACGGCTACACCATCAAGAACCGGCCCTTCGAGCTGACCGTGGGCGTGCCGCGCACCGCCATCGAGGACGACACCTACGGCGTCTACACCCCGCTCATGACCGAGATGGGCCGCGCGGTGGAGGCGCACCCCGACCAACTGGTGTTCGGCATGCTCAAGAGCGGCCACAGCGGGCTGTGCTACGACGGCCAGCCCTTCTTCAGCGCCACGCACCCGGTGCTGAACGACAAGGGCAAGCCCGTCGCCCAGAGCAACGCCACCGGCAACGGCACGGGCGACGTGTGGTACCTGCTGGACACGCGCCGCGCCCTCAAGCCGCTGATCTACCAGACCCGCAAGGCGCCGAACTTCGTGGCGCTGACGGCCGAGACCGACGACAACGTGTTCCACCAGGCCAAGTACATCTACGGCGTGGACGCGCGGCGCAACGCCGGCTACGGCTTCTGGCAGCTGGCGCATGCCAGCAACGCCACGCTGAACGCCGAGAACCTGACCGCCGCCATCACCGCCATGGAGTCGCGCACCGGCGACCACGGCCGCCCGCTGGGCATCAGCCCCAACCTGCTGGTGGTGCCCAAGAAGCTGCGCTTCGACGCCAAGAAGCTGCTCGAGGCCGACCTGGTGCCCAACGCTGCCGGCACCGCCACGGAGAGCAACCCGGTGAAGAACGTCGTCGATCTGCTGGTCGCCGACTGGCTGTAAAGGATACCCACCGGCGAAGACAGTGATCCGCAGTGGATGTGCCTCACTGCTGCGGGGAGTCATGGAGTCACTACACCGCCAACCTCATGCCGGGGCTGGATAACGGGAAGGGTTTTGGTTTAGCCCCGGCACCTTGATCAATCTGAGGCCATGACCTACGTCACCCACCTGGAACTCGCTGAAAACCCCGGAGCGCTGGAGCTCTCCGAGGTGGCCAGCGACGAGCACGCGCAGCCGGTGCCGGCGCCGCTGCTCGACGCGCTGCTGCGCGGGCAGGACGTGGGCGCCTGGCCGGCCGACGACGTGGCCGCCGCGCAGCGCGCCGTGGCCCGCATCGACGCCGCCGTGGCCGACGCCGACGCCGTGATCGACGGCTACCTGGCCAAGCGCGGCTACGCGCTGCCGCTGCAGCCCGTGCACCGCCTGGTCACCGCCTGGTGCCGCGCCATCGCGCGCTACCACCTGCACAAGAACCGCCTCGCGCCCGACGGCAAGGACCCCATCGAGCGCGCCTGGCGCGATGCGCTGCGCCTGCTGCAGCAAGTGGCCGACGGCAAGTTCGCGCTGGGCGCCGGCGACCCGGTGGCCGTGCACAAGCTCGACGCGCGCTTCGACAGCGCGCCGCTGGTCTTCGGCCGCAAGCAGCTGCGCGCCTGGAGGTAGCGGGCATGAGCTTTGCGCCCTTCGACACCTCGCTCATCGTTGAGCGCCTGGTCACTCAGCTGCCCGCGCTGCACTTCGTTGGCGGCGCGGCCGACTACGCCGCGGTGAAAGAGCTGCGCGGCTTTCGCACGCCCAGCGCCTATGTGATCTTTGCCGAGGAGAACAACACCGGCAAGGTGCCCACCAGCATCGGCGTGTGCGCGCAGGAATCGCTGGTCGAGTTCGGCGTGGTGTTGGCCCTGCGCAACTGGCGCGAGGCGCGTGGCGAGCAGATGCAGGCCGACATGCGCCAGCTCATCGGCCAGGTGCGCGCCGTGCTCATCGGCCACAAGCCCGCCGTCGCCGGCGCCCGCGTCATCGGCTGGCAATCCGGCAAGGTGCTCGACTACGACGCCAGCGTGCTGCTATTTGCCGACGTCTACCGCCTCACCCACACCATGCACCGCGACGAGGTGGCCCCATGCCCGCCGCGAGCCTGACGCGCCATGAGCAGCAAGCCGGCCCTCACCCTCAAGCGCGGCGGCACGTTGCGCCTGCACTGCCAGCTGCAAAGCGGCGGCGCCGGCGTGCCGGTGGCCGGCTGGCAGATCGACTGCTGGTTGCGCGATGCCGCTGGGCGCCGCGTGGCGGCACTGGCCGTCACGCCGACCGACGTGGCGAGCGGCCGCTACGAGCTGGGGGCCGAGCCGGCGGACACCGCCGGCTGGCCCGCCGGCCTGCTGTCGGGCGACATCCGCTACCAGGACAGCAGCGGCCGCGTCATGCACACCTGCACCTTCACGCTGGCACTGCTCGACGCGGTGACCACCCCCTGAGAGTCCGCCCATGAGCACCACCGTCATCGAGCCCGCCTGCCAGCTAGTGACCACCGTCACCCACCAGGGCCACAGCGTCGGCATCACCGTCGTCGGCGTGCCCGGCCCGGCCGTGCCTGGCACGGGCGGCGGCGCCGGCATCAGCGCCGACCCCGGCAACCGCGCCGTCGCGGGCACCGACGGCGGCGTGTACGTGCGCGACGACCTCGTGCCCGATCCCCTTGCTTACTACATCCTGGCCAAGGCCTGAAAGGAACCACACCATGACCCTCGAACAACGCCTCATCGCCCTGGCGCAAGCCATGGGCGCCGACGTCAAAGCCTTGCTGGCCGCGCAAGGCTCGCTCTCGGCCTTGACCACCACGGCCAAGGCCAGCCTGGTCGCAGCCGTCAACGAACTCAAGACGGCGGTGGACGCCGCTGCCGGCGGCGGCGTGTCCATCGACGATGGCGCTGGCGACGGCGCCACCGGCGTCACCTGGTCGGCCGACAAGATTTTTGATGCCATCGAGGTCGCCAAGACCGCCGTCAAGAACGACCTGACCGCTGGTGCGGCGGCTGCGCTCGACACGCTCAGCGAGCTGGCTGCAGCGCTGAACAACGATCCGGCGTTCGCCGCCACCATCGCTGCCGAGATCGCCAACCGCGTGCGCTTCGACGCCGCGCAGGTGCTGGACGCGACGCAGCAAAACCGGGCCCGCAGCAACATCGGCGCCCAGGCGACTGCAGCGATTGGCGATCCAGACCGCGACCTGGTCGCCGACTACGCCGCCGCGAAGGCCTGATCGTCATGACGCTCGCGCAACGCTTGACGACGCTGGCCCAGGCCATCGGCGCCGACATCAAGGCCTTGCTGGCCGCGCAAGGTTCGCTGTCCGCACTGGCCACGACGGCCAAGGGCAGCTTGGTGGCAGCGATCAACGAACTCAAGGCTGCCGTCGACGCTGCAGGGGGTGGCGGTGCAGCAGCCGGCGATGCGCGGCTGGCGGCGGCCGCGCCGGGCGTTGGGTGGCTGGCGGCGGACGGGGCCACGTACTTGCAGTCGAGCTATCCGGCGCTGTTTGCCAGGCTCGGCATTCTGGCCAACAAGCGCTTCAATCCCTTGAACTGGACGTCAGGGACGGTGACTGGCGCTGCCAAGACGCGGTCGATGGCTTTCGGCAATGGCCTGTTCGTCGCTGTCACTGGCGCCAGCAGCGCATCCGTGTACACGTCCCCTGATGGGGTGGCGTGGACGGCGCGCGCGATGCCCACCACGCGCGTCTGGTACACGGTAGTGTTTGCCAACGGCCGATTCTTTGCGCTCACGTACCCCGGCAACATCGTCGCTGTTTCAACCGATGGGATCAGCTGGACCGAGCGCACGCTGCCGTTCAACGGCTACTGGCTCGGCGTCGCCTGGGGAAATGGCGTGTATGTGGCGGTCTGCAGCTCTTCGGCCGTCGCCGCAACGTCCCCCGACGGCGTGACCTGGACGCAGCGCGCGCTGCCCATCAACACCTACTGGATGGACGTGGCCTTTGGTGCCGGTGTGTTCGTGGCCATCGACTACAACATGGCGCGGCTGGCGACTTCGACCGATGGCGCGACCTGGACCTGGCGCTGGCTGCCTGTCGCCAAGAACTGGCGCCGCATCCTCTACGCCGCTGAGGTTTTCGTGGTGATTGCCGACACATCGGATGTCGCGCTGACGTCGGTTGATGGCATCGCTTGGGCGTCTCGGACGCTGCCTGTAAGTGCCAATTGGCAAAGCATTGCCTACGGAAACGGCGCCTTTGTCGTGCCCGCCAGCGCTTCCACGACGCTCCTGACGTCTGGTGACGGCATCACCTGGGCTCAGCAGGCGGGCATGCCCAACGCGTCTGCATGGGGAGCGGTTTCCTTCGGGGCCAATCGGTTCGTGGCGGCGGCCAGCGACAGCAACGTTGCCGCCATCAATTCGAGCGTCACCTACAACACGTCGACCCATTTCGCCGTGCCTTTCATTGCGGGGCCAGAGCCTCTCAAGTGGTACCTCAAGGCCTGACGCCTTGCCCAAAACGCCTTTCATAGGAGAGCCTCATGGAAAAGACCAAGCGCATCGAACTCATCAAGCCGCACCGGCACGCCGGCCGCGACTACCCGCCAGGCGCCTTGCTGTCGCTACCGGTAGCCAAGGCCGACTGGCTGATCGGCGTCGGCAGCGCGCGCGATGCGTCGCCGGTGCCAGCGCCGACGCCGGCCAAGCCAGGCGCCAAGGACTGAGCGAGGGCGCACGGCGCACCCTCCCTGCCACCCCCTGATTCAACCCAACGGAGCACACCCACATGCCAGCCAACGTTTCCACCCCGATCATCTGGAACGGCCAGGGGCCGGTCCACATCGGCACCTACGACCCGGTCAACGGCCGGGCCGACATGGGGTTTCTCACCAACCTCTACAGCGTGGGCTGCGGCAACCGCACGCTCACCGCCACGCCCTCGCGCGAGACCAGCACGCTGACCGAAAGCTGCTCGGGACAGCGCCTGACGCTCAAGGAGATGGAGACCGCCAAGAGCATGCCGGTCAGCCTGTCGATGGTGCAGTTCGACAGCCGCACGCTGGCGGCGGCCTTCTTCGGCGAGGCGGTGTACCGTGAGGCCGGCACGGTGACCGGCGAGGTGCTGCCCCGCCTGGCGCCGGGCGACTACTTCTTCCTCAAGCACCCGCGCGTGTCCAGCGTGGTGGTGGAGGATTCCACGGCCACGCCCATCACCTACGTGCAGGGCACGCACTACGTGGTGGACGACGCCGATCACGGCCGCTGCCGCCTGCTGGCGCACCCGGCGGCGCCCGACCCGCTGCATGCCGAGCCGCTGAAGGTGGACTACGCCTACGCCGGCTACATCAACATCGCGGCCTTCAGCAAGACCAACGTCGAAAGGGGCATCGTCTTCAGCGGCATCAACGGCGACGGCCAGAAGGTGCGCGTGATCATTCCGCGCATCAGCCTGGCGATGAGCGGCGACTTCGGCTGGATCACCGACGAGGCCAGCGAGCTGACGCTGGGCGGGCAGGCGCTGTACGTGCCCGATCTGCAGACCGATCCGTTGTTCGGTCCGTTCATGCGCATCGACACGATGCCCGATCTGCCGGCCTGAAGCGGCAGCGCGCGCCCATGAAAAAACCGCGCCGGGCTGGACAAGCCGGGCGCGGTTTTTTATGGATGGCGTGGCGAGCTACCGCAGCAGCCGTGCCAGGACGGCCAGGACAAACATCCCCAGCGCCAAGGCCATGCCCGCCAGCGCCACCAGCCAGATGCCGCCCACCACCCAAGCACCCACATTGATTCCGTTGGCCATGCCGGCCAGCAATAGGGGGGTGGCGATGACCGCCACGAGCAGCAGCGTCCAGTTGTACGGCCCCTCGTCTTTACGGGGCGTGAGTTTGAAAGAACGATGAGGTTTGATCATGGCCACTTCAGGTGATCTCAAGGCAAAGCTGGTGGTCGAGGCCAGCGCCGAGGGCAATGAGGACATCATAAAGCTCGGTGATGAGGTGGGCAAGCTGGCCACCAAGGCCGACAAGGTGGCGCCGGAGTTTGCCGCGCTGGCCGCTGAGATCGCCAAGCTCGGCCAGCAGCAGGCAGCCATCACGGGCTTTGAGCGGCTCAAGGCGGCCACGGCTGAGTCGGCAGCGAAGCTCGAGCAGCTGCAACAGGCCACGCGGGCCGCCGCGCTGGCACTGAAAGAAAAGCAAGCGGCGCTGGCCGCAGCCAATGCGGCCGAGCAGGCCGCCAGCGGCCAGTTGGCTCAGGCGCGCGAGCAGCAGGCCGCCATGGGCGCGGCGGTCAAGCAGCTGCGCGAAGAGCTGAGGGCGCAGGCGCTGGCGGCCAAGGCGTCGGGCGACAGCTCGGCCGTGATGGCAGAAAAGCTGGCCGACGGGCGAGCCCAGTTGGGCGTGCTGGTCGCCGGGCACAAGGCAGCGGCGGCCGCGACGAAGGAGTTGGAGCAGGCGCAACGCAGCAGCGCACGCGCCGCCAGCGAGGCCGCGCGCGACGCCGCCGCCTCGCAGAAGAGCTTCGACGGGCTGCGCCAGTCCACGGCGCAAGCCAAGGATGCGCTGGCAGCCAACAGCCAGGAGCTGCAGCGCTCGCGGGACGGCTTGGCCGCGCTGGGCTTGTCGGCCAAGGCTTTGTCAGACGCGCAGACCCAGCTTAACCGTGGCCTTGACGCCTCTCGCGCGGGCCTGTCGGCGCTGGCGGCCAAGGCCGAGGACGCCGCCGCCGTGCTGGCCAACCGCGAATTGTTGGGCGTGCGAGCGCACGCCGATGTGCAAAAGGAGATCGACAAGACGCGCCAGGCCTATGAGGCGCTGCGTGCCAGCGGAAAGCTGTCGAGCGTGGAGCTGGCGCAGGCGGCGCTGAAGACCGAAGAGCGGGTGCGCGAACTCAAGGCCCAGACCAACGGTTGGGCGCAGTCGCTGGGCAACGCCAAGAGCGCGTTTGCAGGCGTCGCGGCGGGTGGCGCCGGCATTGCCGTGGCGACGCGGGAGGCCATCAAGTTCGAAAGCGCCATGGCCGACGTGGCCAAGGTGGTGGATGCTTCCGATGCGCAGATGGCGGGACTGGTGCACCGGCTCAAGGAGATGTCGGGCACCATTCCGCTGACGGTGGCCGAGCTGGCGCAGATCGCCGCTGCCGGCGGGCAACTGGGCGTGCCGATTGAAAAGCTCGACCAGTTCATTGAGCTGGCTGCGCAGATGGCTACGGCCTTCAACCTGAGTGCTGAGCAGTCGGGCCAGGCGGTTGCCAAGTTGATGAACATCTTCAACTTGCCCCTGGAAGGCGTGCGCAAGCTGGGTGACGCCATCAACGTGCTGGGCAACACGTCGGCGGCGACCGAGGCCGATATCGTCAACGTGCTCACGCGCATTGGGGGCAGCGCCAAGCAGTTCGGCCTGTCGGCGCAGCAGGCCGCTGCGCTGGCCGCTGCCATGCTGAGCCTGGGCGTGCCGGCGGAAGTGGCGGGCACCGGCATCAACGCCTTGCTGGCCAAGCTCCAGACGGCTGGCACGCAGGGCAAGGAGTTTCAGCAGGCGCTGGCGGGCATGGGCATCTCGGCCAACCAGTTGGCCCGTGACATCCGTGAGAACCCACAAAAGGCCTTGTCGGGCTTTCTGGACACGGTCAGTGGCATCGAGAAGGGGCGTCAGGCCGAGATTCTGGCGCGCCTGTTCGGCCTGGAATACCAAGACGACATGGCGCGTCTGTTGACCGGGCTGGATGGTTACCGAAAGGCCCTCAAGAGCGTGAGCGACGAGTCGGCGGTGGCTGGCGCCATGCAGAAGGAATTTGACAAGCGCGTTCAGACCACCGAGGCACAGCTCAAGCTGCTGAAGAACGAGGTCAACGCGGTGGCGGTCAACCTGGGCACGGTGCTGTTGCCGGTGCTCAAGCCGATGATCAGCGGCGTCAAGGATGCGGCTGAGGGCATCGCCAACTTCGCTGAGAAGTTCCCGCTCATCTCTGCGGCGGCCGCGGGGCTGGTCACGCTGGCGGCTTCAGCCGGCGCGCTGGGCTTAACTTTTGCGGCGATGCGCGTCGCTGGCACAAAGAGCCTGGCCGCCATCACGGCCATGTTGCCAGGCATGGTCACCGGCATGGGGGCCGCTGCTGCGGCGTCGACCACGCTCAAGACGGCGCTGGGGGGCATTGGGGCGGCCGGCGTGGGGGCGATGGTGGGCTGGGACATCGGCACCTACCTGCGCAAGGAGTTCCTGGTGGCTGAGCAGGCCGGCATTGCGCTGGCGGCGGGCCTGACGAAGACGGCCGCCATGGCGCAGGCCGCCTGGGAGATGCTCAAGGCGCCGTTCAATGACGACACCATCGAGCAGGCTCAGGAGCGTCTGCGGTTGAAGCTAGCCCAGATCGACGACGAGTACGCGCAGATGTTCATCAGCGCCGGGCAGGCGCGGGATGTGCAGCAACAGCAGGCGGCGGCGGCCGATGCTGCCGCAGCATCGACGCAAAAGCAGGCTGCCGCGCAGACGCAGGCCGCGCAGGCCACGCTGAGTGCGGCCGACCAGGCGAGCCGCCTGGTGAGCGAATACGCGGCGCTGAAGGATGGCGCTGAGGGCGCGGCTGGCGCGACCGAAAAGCTGGCGGCGTCACTGAAGGCGACCGACGTGCAGAACGTGGCCGGCTTTGCGCAGGCGCTCGAGAACCTGCGCACCACCGGTGTTATGAGCGCGGAGGAGGTGGGCGTTGCGTGGCAGCAAGCGCTGGCCAAATTGAGCAGTGCCGACCTGCAGCAGCTGCATGTGTCGCTTGACGTGGCCAAGGCCAAGGGCTTGCTGACGGCGCAGGAATGGGCGGCGGCCAACGACCAGATTTTGGGCGCCAGCTTTGAGCGGTTGGGTGTCAACGCCGCGCAGGCGTTGGGGCGCATCAGCAGCGGTGCGCAAGAGGCCATCAACACGGTCGATCTGGTGGCCGACGCGGCTGCAGCGGCGGGCGTCAAGACCGAGCAGGCGGCGCGTGCCATTGAGATGGCGTTCACGGCGGCGATCCCCAAGGCCGATAGTCTGCAGGCCGTCGACGCGATGCAGCAGCAGCTGCAGGCGCTGGGCAACGCCGGCAAGATCAGCGCCGATGGCATCAAGCGCACGCAGGAGGCGCTCGACAAGCAGCGCGCGGCCATAGAAGACCAGCTGCCCGGCATCCAGAGCCTGGGCGAGGCGCTGCGGCAGCTGGGGGTGAAGCCGCAGGCCGAGCTCAAGGCCTTGGCGGACGCCGCCCGGCAGGCTTTCGATAAGGTCAAGAGCAGCGGCACGGCGACCACGCGCGAGATCAACCAGGCCTGGAAGGCCATGGCCGAGGCGGCCATCGCGGCCAATGACGGCGTGGCAGACGCGGCCCTGAAATCGCAGGCCGCTCAGCACGGCTTTGCCGTCACCACCGACGAGTCCGGCAAGTCCGTGGTCGAGTCGATGAAGAAGGCCGAGGAAGCCACCAAGGCCGTGGGCGCGGCGGCCCAGGCCGCGGCCGGTCAGATGGGCGGCATGGCCGACGCCGCCTGGAAGGCCAGTGAGGACCTGGTGGCGCAGGCGCGCGCCCACAACGCCGCGCTGGGCGAGCTGCAGGGCACCTGGCTGGATGCCACGGCGGCGGCCAGCCGCTACTCCGCCGAAATGGCCAAGCTGGTGTTCGAGGCCGGCAAGAGCACGGCGGCCATGCGCGCCGAGCACGCGCAGCTGGTGCAGCAGATGGAGGCGCTGGAGCGCCAGCAAAAGCAGCTGCAGGACCAGGGCGGCGGCGCCGCGCGCGGAGTGGAGGATCTGCGCCTGCGCCTGCTGGAGCTGAGCGGCACCGAGGAGCAGATTGCCCGCGCCCGCCACGAGCGCGACGAGGCCGAGGTGCGCCGCCAGCGCGCCTTGCAGGAGCTGGAGCTGCAGCGCGCGCTGTTGCGCGACGATGGCGCCGAGGCGGCCCGGCTGCGCCAGGAGATCGCGCTGCTGGGCGAGCAGTTGGCGCTGCTGGACAAAGTATTTTCCGAGGAGGAAAAGCAGCGCAAGGCGCGCCAGCGGGGTGAGCGGCCCGGCGGCGGACCCGGCGGCAGTGGCGGTGGCATGAGCGGTGGCATGAGCGGTGGCATGAGCGGTGGCATGAGCGGTGGCATGAGCGGTGG